GGCCGAGGCCGAGGCGGCTCGCAAGGCTGCGCTCGACAGAGCCATGCACGACTGGAAGCGGGCGGGCGTGCCCGATCGCTACATGAGCCTCGACCACCCGTTGGCCGCCGAGATCGCCGAGTGCATGAAGCGCGGCCAGTGGGTGTACCTCTGGGGAGACGTCGGAACTCACAAGACCACCTGCGCCGCAGCCGTGGCGAAGCGCCTGGCCGGCGGCAAGCGGTCGGTGCTCATGGCACCGATGTACCGCATCCTCGACGAGATCCAGCGCAGCTTCCACGACGGCGGCGACCCGCTCAAGCGCTACGCCGAGGTGCGCTACCTGATCGTGGACGACCTGGGCAAGCGCAGGCCGACGGGCTTCGTGCTCGACAGCCTGTTCAGCCTGATCGACCAGCGCTACTCGGCGATGCTTCCCACGCTGGTGACAACGCAGTACAAGCCGAGCGACCTCGTGCGCAGGCTCGCCGAGCAGGGAGACCCCGACACCGCGAAGGCAATAGTGTCGCGGCTGAGGGGCGGCGCCAGGGTCGAGCACTTCGATGGCCCGGACGGGAGGCTGCAATGATCCTCGATGCGGGGGTGCTTCGCGGCTACCCCAAGGAGCGAGCCGAGCTTTACGGCAAGCCTCACCTGGGGGCGCACTACACCCACGGAAAGGCCTACGAGGCGCTTTCGCCCCGATGCTGCGTGTGCGGCAGGCGCGCTGGGAGCGTGCACCACGTGGCGCACCGCTCTTGGGGCGAGACGTTCCGACTGGTCACGCCGTGCGGCACATGGGACTTGCGAAGCCCGCTGTTCTGCCTGTGCGGCAGCGGCACCACCGGATGCCACGACAAGTTCCACGGCGGGGCGCGGCTCAAGGCCGAGTGGGTGTGGCGCTCGAAGGTCTACGAGGAGGCCTGGTGGATCGGCGAGCTTTTGCAGGTGTACGAGCCGCATGACCCGGCGCTTTACGAATACGGATATTGGCTGATCACCGACCGTGACGGCAACGAGATGATACGAGAAGGGATGTAACCATGGAGATCAAGACATGCGAGCAGTACGTGCTCGACCAGCTGGAGCAGGCGCAGGCGGAGCGCGATTGGCTGCGCGGCAAGCTTGAGCAGGCGCAGGACGAGGCAGAGGAGCTGCGCGGCAAGCTCATGGAACGCGGCGAGCGCGACGCCTCGAAGGTCGAGCAGGCCATCCGCAAGGAGGGCCGCGCAAAGCTCTACCGCGACGGCACCAGCTACCGAACCAGCGTCAGCAGCGGCGGCAGCCTTATCCCGTTTGAGGACTGGTGCATCGAGCACTTGGGGTACTCAAGCCCGCGCTACGGGATGACCAAGACCGAGTTCATCGCCTACTTCGAGCCGGAATTCCGCGCCGAGTACGAAGAGCTAGCCGAAGAGTGGAAGGCGGAGCAGGAATGATCGGGATCTACGAGCGCTCGCTTTGCCAGAGCTACGCGAGCGCCTACAGGGCTGGCATCAAGATCGGCGAGGCCGAGACGCGAGAGGACGCGCTGAAGCAGGTCGAGGCCATGACCGAGGACAGCTACCAGTGCTTCGCCGTCGACGATGACGGCACGTGCATCGACCTGACGGGCACGTTCCCCGGATGCCTCGCGGGGGTGGTGAAATGAGCTGTTACATCATCGAACTGGCCGATTGCGCACTGACGCCGTACGCAATCGAAACGGAGAGTGGCACGGAATACGGATGGGGCTTGATGCCGAAGAGGAAGATTGACCTCGACGAGCTTTTGAGGGTCGCCGACGAGTGCGACGCAGCCGACGTGGACGGCGTGACCGACTGGGCTGCGCGGATCAGGAAGGCGGTGGACGAATGAGCGCCAAAACAACCGAGCTGAAGCCGTGCCCGTTCTGCGGAAGCGGGAACGTGCGCTATAAGGAAGCCGAGCACGCCGTCGTATGCGCACGCTGCAAGGCCAGGGGAAGCATCGCTCCGGACGAGGAGATGGCTATACGCATGTGGGACGAGCGGGCGGGCGAACTGAAGCCCGATAGCTGGGAGAAGCTGGAAGAGGACGTGAATCTCGGCTGCCGCGATTATTGCGAGAAACATCGTCTCGAAGAATGCGATTACAACATGCGCGTGCACATGCTCGACCGCGCCAAGAAGCTCGCTGGCATCGAGGAGGCGGAGCGATGAGCAAGCGAAGAGGAACGAGGCGCCTACGATGAAGCTCAAAAACCCGATCAGGGAGATCAGGAAGGCCATGACACCGCCGTGCACCCAATGCGTGCACTCGCGCTTCAAGGCCTTCAACAGCGTGACTATCTTGTGCAAGTGCGGTGCATACCTCGACCACGTGGAGCGCACGTGCTGCGAGCGCTACGACAATTTCGTCGCAAGAGACGTGCGCGGAACCAGGTGGTGTCGATTCGAGCAGAAACCGCCGAAGGCCGAGGACGGTGACGAGTCATGAAGACCATCGAGGCGCCGAAAACTATCGAGCCGTGGCGCATCATCTGCGCGGCTCAAAGCGAGCCTGATTACAGCGAAGAGCGCTACATGTTGATCTACGCCGGCGATGGAAGCGACGACTATTACGACAAAGGCTATATCTTGCTGGAGGGCTGGCACTGCTCCTGCTACGACTGGCCCGAGGTCGATTGGGACGCCACCTATTACGAGGAAGACGAGCTGCTGAAGATTGCCGACATGCGAAAGCGCAACCCGTCGGACAGCGCCGAGCGCCGCTTCTTCATGCTCGTCGAGCAAGCATTGGGGGCGCACCAATGAAGTACGTCTCGCTTTTCAGCGGTATAGAGGCCGCGACAGCGGCGTGGGAGCCGCTGGGCTGGAAGCCTGTGTGCTTCGCCGAGTTCGACGAGTTCCCCAGCGCCGTTTTGGCCGAGCGGTACCCCGAGGTGCCGAATATCGGCGACGTTACCAAGATGAACTGGAAGAAGTACCGCAACAAGGTGGATATGGTGGTGGGCGGAAGCCCATGCCAATCCTTCTCGATCGCGGGCAAACGGGAGGGGTTGCAAGGTGAGTCAGGACTCATGTTCGAGTACATTCGGGCGGTACGTGAGATACGTCCTCGATGGTTTCTTTGGGAAAACGTCCCGGGAGCGCTCTCAAGCGAGAATGGGGAGGCTTTCCGACAGCTCCTGTCCGAAATGGACAAACTCGGGTACGGTCTGGCGTGGCGCGTACTCGATGCGCAGTTCTTCGGAGTGGCCCAAAGACGCCGCCGTCTCTTTCTTGTCGGATATCTTGGAGCCTGCCCCCCGTCGGCGTACTCATTGAGCCGGAGAGCATGCGAGGGGATCTTGAATCGAGCGCGGA